CCATAAAATACTAGAGCCATTAAAACATCTTCAAAAAATATTTCAGCTGTTTGTGGTCTAGCTACATATTCTAAAAAAACTCTATTAGGCGGTACGTTTTCCATACTAAATTTAGTAACACCATGTAAAGCACCATTAGATCCTAATCTATCTACTGTACCTGATATATCGTAACTATCACAACCAAATGCGCCCACGTGTTCATTACCAGGATATTTAACACCATTTTTAACTATTACTCTATTCTGTAAGTTCATTTCTGGTATCCAACTTATTTTAAATCTTCCATTATTATTTGGCATAAATTCTACAACAGTATCTTTTACACCGTTTTTCCATTGGAAACTTCCTTTTGTTACAAGTCCAGACATTTTCATTTCTTCGTTATAATCTATTTGCTCGTATATTTTAGTTAAATTAAATAAAGATTGTTTTGTCTCATCTCTAAAAGCATGTTGCTCTGTACGAGGAAACTGTCTGTAATATTCGTTTAAAGCATCTTGATCTGACTTTAAACCATCAACTTCATTATTCCAATAATCTATAACTCCATCTGTAATTTCATCTCCATAAGGTCCAACAGTTTTCTCTCCTGGATTTTCGAATACAGGTAATCCATAAGAATCAATGTATCCTTCGTAGTTCCA